TACTATATTTTATTTACTTTTACAACAGATTATTTTATTCCGGTATTTTGCACAAAACTATTGCTTTTACCACGCCATGGGTGTATAATAAGGTATAAAGAAAAAGCCCGCAGTTCTCTCCACAGCTGCGAGCTTATATTTTCAGTAGTCAATCGCACTTTACAATATCATTATTAAAGGAGGATCACCCGTTAATGAAGTTTTATGACACCTCCGCGCTTCTTGATTTGGGAGCTGCCGCCTTCGAAACTGCAAGTGCAACAGCCTCTAGTGCAACCGCTTCTAGTGCAACAGAGCCGTTTCTGATTGCCGATATGACCCTGCACGAGCTGGAAGAGATTAAAACAAGCGGAAAGAAGAGCGAAGAGATCCGCTATAAAGCCCGTACTGTAACTCGCCTGCTGGCCGAGCATCACGACGACAACACCTTTATGGTAGTGGCAGTCCCCATGTCTTCCCTGTTCTATATCCTAGATGGCAAACCGATCAGCGACAACAACGACGCGACGATTATGGCAACCGCCCGCTGGTACCTGGACGAGATGAAGCGCAATCTGGACGATGCGATCGAAGCCGGTCTCACAGAAGCGCAGAAACAGATTCAGGCCAACATTGATTCATTTAAATTTGTGACCAGCGACCTTAGTTGCGCCAATATTGCAAGCGGCATTCTTTATCTGCCGATTGAGTTTACCTATCCCGATGCAGCAGCAAACGCCAACAATAACTACACTGGCTAGACCGAAGTCACTCTTAATGAGGGCGGCGAGGAAGCCATGGCGATGGCATATCAAACCCACGATGAAGGCTATACATATCAGAATCTGTTTGGCACTCCAGTGAATGGCTATCTGATTGTTCGTGGTCCAGATACAGTAGACGATGATACGTCGACAGGCAATGCGGTAGGCTGGCTACGATGGAATGGCAAGAAATATGTACCACTCAAATACAAAAAGATCAGTAATCGCTTCACTGGCGACGTAAAACCGCTCAATGACCAACAGAAGCTCGCATTTGATATGCTGCAGAACGATGATATCACCGTTAAGATGCTGGCTGGAACATTCGGCAGCGGCAAGACCATGCTTATGGTGTCCTCTGCTATTGATATGATCGAGAAGCACAAAGTTGAAAAGCTGATCTGGATTCGCAACAATATCGAGGTCAAAAACACTAAGGAGCTGGGCGCACTACCCGGCACTCTACTAGAGAAGCTCGGCGCTGCTTCTTTTGCTGGCCCTCTGGCTGATCACTTGGGCGGCGAGGCTGGTTTGGAGTACTGGATCAATAATGGGCAGGTAGAAGTAGCTCACCTTGGATTTATTCGTGGCCGCGACTACAAGAACGCAATTATTATGGTTTCAGAGGCTGAGAATCTGACCAAAGAGCATGTACAACTGCTACTCGGCCGTGTTGGTGAGGGGTCTATGCTGTGGCTTGATGGCGACCTGAAGCAGACTGACGAGGCCGTGTTTGAAAATAACAGCGGTATGCGTAAGGCAATTCAGTGTCTGGCTGGCAACCCTCACTTTGGATATGTCTACCTGAACAAGACAGAACGCAGCGAGACTGCACAACTGGCTGACCTGTTAGACTAAGGGGCACAGCAGAATGATAGAAGTAAGAATAGACGGCTTACGACCAATGGATTACATCTCTCCTACTGGCGACTAGGACTATGAAGCGATTGACGGTTTAGCGAAATAGTTGTGTGACCGACTTCGAGAAGCTGAGACAGAACAGATACTGAAAGAATTCAAAAAATACATAGAAAACCAACATTCTGACAAAATGGTCATATTAAACAAATTGCGAGCTCAATTGAATGATATAGCTACACACCGATATCTGATTACACCATTTAACGGAGGCATAGTAGCATGGGACAGATGAGCAAAGCCAGTGAAGAAAGTATCGAATTTGTTCCGTTTTCTGTTTTTACTGACGATTAAGGAGTCAGCAGTATATGACAATCGATAAAGTGATGAACAATCTCTATGATGCTCTAAGCAAAAATCAAGATACTATCTGGTTCGATTATCAAGGATTCCGCTGGGAGCTTGGTCATGACCTATCTTTTCACCCACGACATATACTTCACCAAGGAAATTGCCCTGAAGATCGACGTGCAGCTCAATACAGTAGTCCAATCCCATACTATCCAAAATCAGAAAACGAATGTATATGCGAGAGCTTATTATGACAGACAGAATAAATAATTTGATTAACACATATAGAGCCTTAGCAAATGCAGTTAGCGCTAGACTCCACAAGAAAAAGGATCAAGTCAGGACGTTGATATATGGAGCGCAATATCATAACTCAAAAACAATTTTAGAAGGAGAAGAAATAATGCGTGTTTTATTTGTAAGGCCATCGATCTATGATACGGTGTGCGACTGGTATGAACGCATGGATACTGTGCAAAAGCATCGCAAGGAGACTGCAATCTGTAAATCACCCGAAGATTTTTGGGATATATTCAATAAAGATAAATTCGGCGCACAATACACGACATTCTATTTTGACGATAGGTTGGCGCTGACCGATACTTTTGAATTTTTCAAGGAGATCGCGCGGCTGTATGGTGAAGAGGATGCGAAGTATATTTCAGAGAATAAAATGCGGCGGATCACCATGAACTATTTGATGAACAACAATCAGTTTAACCTGTTCCAGCAGTTCTCTATCACACCCGAATGTCTGGACGATGTAATACATGATGCTCTTGCTGATCAACAATGCGAATGTGTGTGCAGACCGCTATTGTAAGGAGGGTGAAATATGGAAAGAATATTAGCGCCACGATACGGTGGACGTACATATGCGATATGTGAATACGCTGTCAAGAACAATTGCAATATCTTGGTGCCGATGGGCGGGACAGCTATATTATGTGCACAGGACTATATCAAGGAAATCGCAAGGAATCTTGATATTCAATATTAGGGGTATAGGGTTGATCATCAATGTCTTATAGTGGATTTACAAAGCAGAGAGCGTGGAGAATATGCTATCCATATACTGACGGCGACTCGCCCTCCTGACAACTACAATGGATTACGTTTTGAATACAAACCACTTGTTGTTGATGATATCGACCGATGTTTTAAACTCATGTGTTTTCCGAATGTACAAATCGATGCCTGTTCTCTGATGACATATGATCCGAGCGAGGTTGCGTTTACACCACCAACTGCGCCTCAAGAAGTGCAGCGGGATGAATGCGTGTGTAACAGCTTGGTATAACAGAGGTACCCGCAATGAACAAATTTGATGCGCTACATGATGATCGCACGCTGCGATGGTGTAAGTACAGATATCCCGATGATATCAACAGTGGCGAGTTTACTTTTGACTGCACGAAAGATGGATTCACATGGACTCTGCCAAGTGATAAACCACTGCGAACCACAAATGAAATCGTATCTTACATTGACGCAAATGGTAACCAGTGTAAAGTTCAAGCTGAAGTAAAATACTATGGAATGGGACACGATCCGCTGTGGACGATTGCAATTCCTAATGTTGTCGAGGCAGAAAACGAATGCGTTTGTGAATCACTATTATGAGGCACGATATGAACAATCAATTATTGATACCTGACGATAAGATATACATATATCCATCGGATTGGAAGCAACCTGTGCGAATTCATTTTGAAAATGGATCGACTATCGACACTGTAAATTATAGTGATTCACATCATACTATTCAATTCGATAAATAGGTTGATTATAACACCATAGTTACTGATGAAACTTTACAAAGGTTTATCAAAGACTATGTATCGAAAAATTTCCCAAAAGAAGAATACAGTGTATCTATTCACCATGAGTGTTACTGTGAGAGTCTATTATGAAAAAATATATCAGTGAAGAAGTACAACAACAAGCAGCCCTACAATTACATATCGAAATTGAAAATGATTGTAAAATAGAATTTGATAATTTTAGATTTCAAATAGACGAAGATGATATGACGGTTTGCCGCTATGGAGAACCAGATGAAACGTTTGTAGTTAAAAGGAAAGTAAGACTTTTCTTATTAAATAATGGATTTGAATTCGAAATTGCTGGGCCTTATGCTGAACAGATGTACAGACGATATCTTAAACTGATAAATGGAGATATCAATACAAATAGTGAATATTATTGTGAAAGTCTATTGTAAAGGAGATGAAAATATTGGATGAACAAGAGCTAACTGTAAGAGTTGAAGAAATAGATAATCATTTATTTTCTATGCACGATACAGTAAACCATGCGATTATCAAAGTCGATGAAGCAAATGCTCTGTCACACTTTGCAGTAGAACGTATAGATACTATAAGAGCAACAACAACTTCGTATCAAACTGCGATTGATCAATTACAAGCTCGAATCGTAGAACTTGAACATAAAATCGATTTACTGACAGGGCCATGTATTTGTGAGCCGCTGCTATAAGGAGGAACTATATGAAAGAAAACGACCTTTCAAAACAGGATATTTATAATATTGGATTTGCCGTAGCTGATGCTGTGCGCGATTATGATGTAACTTACGAGGATATCCTTGACGCGATTCAGGTATATGCAGAATAGCAGGAACTGATCGGCAATGCATCGCTTTATGATACGTTGTGGATGGAAGATGGTACGCCTATGTCCCCTTCTTTGACACGATATTTATTCCATGAGATGTACTGCCCAGATGATTATGGTTATGATGAGGAGGACGGCGACGATGAGTGATCGCAAGCGTGATAAGGTATCTAAGAGCAGCTATATGCGTAACGCCCGCAAGCAGCGTATGATCGAGAATCAGTTTTTGCAGGAAGTTGAAAAGGCTCAAGAAAGCGGCGAACGCCAGCGGCAATCAGAGCGGCGGAAGCGGCGCACAATGTGGGACGACGACGAAGACTAAGGAGGTACGCAGTAGTATGGACAAAGAGCCTAAGAAGCCGGGCGGAGAGAATGATACAGAGCGAGACGATATTCAGGAGATCCGCGTTAACTCTATTCCGCTGATGGTACTTATCGCTGGCGTTTTAAGTTCCGTTGACTTTGTTGATTGGATGTTTACTATCGCAGAAATGCTTGTTGTATTCGTGCTTACATATCAGATTCTAGGGCGTGTGCTCTTTACTGCCCTGGTAGTTACGCCCATTTTGGTTGTGTTTATCAGTAAGTGTCTGGCGGCATACGATGAGATCATGTATGGCGACGATGATATGGGCGGCGATGGTGAAGATGACGGCGATGACCACTTTAACGACCACTGGAATAATTTGATTCATTGATTGGAGTTGCATAAGATGGCTTTTGAAGATTTAACTGGCCAAAAATTCAATCGATTAACTGCGATTGAAAGAGCTGAAGATTATATTATTTCATCAGGAAGACACTACCCCACTTGGCGTTGCAAGTGCGACTGCGGAAACGAGACTGTTGTAACTGCGAATGCGCTAAAGACCGGAAAGACAAAAAGCTGTGGATGTCTTGCTAAGGAATTACAAGAAGAACGCACTAATAAAATACTAGATTCTTTTATAGGGAAAAAATTTAACCATTTAACTGTCGTTGATAAAGCTCCTGCGCGAATCGGCCATGATGGTCGCACCATTCAACAGGTAATCTGTCGATGTGATTGCGGCAATGAACGAGAAGTGTCAGTAAGCTCACTTCGATCAAACTCTGTAAAGACTTGTGGAGAATGCTATTTAACTGGTAGTCGCTTGATTGATTTAACTGGACAACGATTTGGCAGATTAACTGTAGAGAAACGCGTCGAGAACTATGTATCTCCAAAGGGATTAAAATTCAGCCAATGGTTATGCAAGTGTGACTGTGGCAATGAATGCACTGTTCGCTCTATTCATCTTCGGACAGGATACGTACAAAGCTGTGGATGCCTTAAGCTAAAACAAAACGGTAATACCGCAAAGCGTTTATGGAAAGTATGGGATGCTATGATTCATAGATGTGAAAATGAAAGAGACAAACATTATCGTGATTATGGCGGGCGAGGAATTAAAGTTTGCGACGAGTGGCATTCATATGATGCATTTGAAGAATGGGCTCTGAATGCAGGTTACGATCCTGATGCTCCCTTTAGTAAATGCACCTTAGACCGTATTGAAGTGAATGGCAATTACGAACCAGACAATTGCCGTTAGGTTGATCAACAAACGCAGACAAACAATACAAGAAGAAATCGTTATCTGACATATCGTGGAGTTAAACATACCTTTGCAGAGTGGACGAGAATTTACAATTTGAGCAATGGTTATATTGCCTCAAAAGTAAACAAAGGAATGACCGCAGAAGAGATATTTGACCAATTAGAGGAGTGTGGGAATATTGTTCAGCCCGAAGCATTACACAGTGCGTAAATTTCCATTAAGTGTTTTCATTAAATAGAATTTTAATATTCCAGAAGATGTAGCCAATGATCCACAGTATCAGGTACTTCAGTCCGATACAATGCTACTTCGCCAAATTCGATTGGTATCTCATGACGATTCGGATTTTAATCCATTTTTGATTTATATTGATGCTACCGGAGCTCAAAACAAACCAGAAGCCGTAAAGCATCTGCTTCAACATGGCGCAAAAATCGGCAAGAGAAAATTCAGTTTCGGTGAGCGAAGTGCTAGTATGGTTCGTCAATGTATTTTTTCAATGGTAGAGTCACATATTTGGCCTGAACTTGATAAACGAATCAGTATGGAAGTATCATTTGCCGAAAAACCGGTTGTGCTATCAAAGTGGATGGCGTATCGTGGTTTGATGATGTCAAGTTGCCATTGTATTCCGTTGAATGAATGGTTTCCAAAAATTATTGTTGTACCAGATCATATGTTGACTATCCCTGATCAAAAAATCAAATGTCTCTGTGATAAGAAGATGGAATTCATTGATAAAAAGACTGGCAAAAAACGAGAATGGGTGCAAAAGGATATCAAAGAAGACACTATAAATTACGAAATCAATGCCTTCGATGGTTGTGGAATAGCTCATCCTTCTTTAATGCGACAGATCGAAGGTAGATTAAATACATCCGAACATATTAGCAGTATGATTTTTCGTATGCCTTATTTCAAAGGTGTTTTTAATGAAATGGATTATGTATCATTTTATGAAGAACGTGGTGTAACGGAAATCACTGATATCTGGGGTGTTAAACACTCTGTCGATCGCGATGCAGAGCCTATGTTTATTGCAAGCGAAAGTATGTATAAAGGTGTAAAATATTTTAAGCAAGATGGTACAGTTGCTGACTGGGAGCGATACAAACAGCTGCTTTTAAAATATAATCATGCAATGGGTGTCGCAAAATGGAATTACCAATACGCAAATGAGCCATTAGAAACAAGAAGTAACTATCAGATCCTTGTCACTCTTGACCTTCTGTATGATGATTTCAAACATCTTGCAGATAACAGTGTTGATTGGTATCAGAAAATCACATCTGGTGCGTCTGAAGGCGCTTTTTATACCGAATGCTTTCTTGGCCTTATGGCAGATGACGTAAACCCGTTAACTCACTATGCAGCTGCTCTTGCTAGAAATCCTGAGATGATCCATGAATCAAGTGTAAAGGCATATCTTCATTCGTTACTTGATAAATATAGGAACGATTTTAAATGTGGTAAATTGTTTCTTGATGCTACATATAAGTTTTTAGCTCCAGATTTAATTGCATTTATGGAAGGCGCTGCGGGATTACCTATTAGAGGGTGTCTTGAATCGGACGAGCTTTATAGCTTTGATAGGCGCGGACCTATGATTGGAGAACGAGTCGTGGACAGAAACCCACATCTCGCATCTGCCGAGCATGCAATATTAAAAGGCATCGATAACGAACTAACACAGAAATATTGCAGCCATCTTGAAAATGTTGCAATGATAAATGTCAAATCTATTACTCCACAGAGACTAAACGGCGCGGATTTCGATGGGGATCTCGTGTTAGTAATAAATAATGATATTATGCTTAGTGGCATTGATAAGAACGCAAGGATTGTCTGTGATATACAAGATAAGATTACAGCTCTTGCTCAACTAGATAATTTACAGAACCGATTTGAATGTATTCTGCGTGGATTAAAAAGTCAAATTGGTGAATATGCAAATTATGGATGTGCATTTCATAACAAAGTTCCGACATCTGACAAGATGAAAAAAGAATATGAGAATTATATTGATATCCTAAGTATTTGCATGGGCAAGGAGATTGACTTTAGTAAAACTGGCGTGAAATTTTCTGTTCCCAGAAATATAGCCTCGTATGGCCGTCCGTTGCCGAGATTTATGAAGTATGCTGGTCCTTACTATGCAAGGCAGCACAATTTGAGTAATGCTCATAGTAACATGAACTTGCTTTGTATGGACCTGGAGCGTTGGGAGCGCGGTGTGCGGTGGCGTAAAGAGCCCGCAGGCAGCTTTGATTGGCATATTATGTACGATCCAGAGGTCTCCTATGACCAAGCAGTCTTTGATGAGATCGAAGCCATTTTCTTGGACTTCAACAAATGCCGCAAGGAACAGCTTGAGTTCGAAAAGAAATGTCGCAACTGGCAATTATATCATAAGGACATCGAGTCGCGTATTACCAAAGAAGAGGCCAAGACATATGAAACGAACTGGCAGGCGATCTACAATGTCTACCGTAACAAGTGCAAGCTGGTGTGTCCTGATGTGAGAGAGCTGGCGAATATTCTTGTAGTGCTTTGCTATGAGAAGTATCCCAATAAATTCAAAAAGTTCTTGTGGCACATGGCCGGCGCTGGTGTGGTCGAAAATATCAAGCCGGTTCCTGTTCAGCTGCCAGTTCACGACCCAAACGGCGAGTATGAATATCTTGGCCAGCGATATAGTCTGGCTGAGCCGAAAATCTATGAAGCAAGAGTAAAATAACAAAGGAGTTTATCATGCTTAATCTATTCAAAAAGAAGAAAACGCAACAGGAAGAACCACCACAGCAAATGGAGTGCCCCAAGTGTGGAGGGACAATGACGCTGACAAATGGGCTGACATATAAATTCCACTGCAGGGGGCAGGAACTCGAAGCTTCAAATGTTACCGCCATGAAATGCGCGAATTGTGACGAGATGATGTTCAGCTGGGACGAGGCTCAACGTATTCAAAGATTCGCTCATAAATCTGTAGGCTGGGAGGATAAATCAGAATGAAGAGGGTTTTTGTCATATTGATTTCCATCTGTTTGATAGGATGTTTGTTGACTGGCTGCGGTACAAAAGAAGACCAATATGGTAATTGGGCTGACAATCATAGTGATGATTTTTATCATATTTTGAACACTTCTATCGTGTACGCCAAGGATACAAAAGTTATATATTATTACATTAGTGGTGGTGCAGGAGCGAGCTATATGGCTCCATACTATAACGAACATGGACAGCTTTGTCGTTATGTTGATGGCGAAATTACGCCAATTGAATAAGTAGGTGTTACAATGAATATAGCTTAGCAGATCCTTTATTGGAAATCAAAACCTTATTCTTTTATTGATACATATTTTGGCTCTTCACTATATTGGTACCAGAAAATTTATCTATGGATGTTTTGTAATAGGAGGTTAAATGGCATATACAACTTTCTACTGCAATGAAAATATGCTGCTTGATCATTGGCAGGACTATCACGAGTCAAATCTGATGTTGCGAAACCTGCTAAAGCGAACTTCACTCTCTCCTATTGAATGCGCCACGATTTATTATGAACGAATGAAAAATCCTGAGTCTGTCAGCTATGACCGCAGCCACTTGATTCAGACGTTCAGCAGAGGCCGTAAAAATAACGCGCCAATACTTGACGTACATCAAGTTGTGCTTTATCAGAAAGATCTGGACTATATTACAGAGGCGCGCCGAAAGTATCATATCAATTACGCACAATTACGTGTTCTGTTTGGGGTGATATTCTTCTGCCGACTGTACGGAAGTGACACCTTTGCCTTGGACACCGAGTTTAAGATGAAACGTTTTGGTGGCTGTTTTGAAGAACAGACAGAGATCATGTATTGCACTGGGAAGAACTAGGACGACGGCTATAATACAGTGCGGGGTATGAAAGAGATCTCTGATGACTATCACCTGCTGAACAGGACCGGCACCGACGACATTGGATGCTTATATCAGTACCCAAATTTTGCTCTTGATAAGAATGATACGATTGCGTACACGTTCAATGTAACGTTTGAAAACAATCGGCTGAATCTAAGCGCCATAGTGCGAGAGTTATTTGACCCGAAGGAATGCTATTGCATCGTGTGTGGCGAACAGTATCACTCAGAAAAACCAAATGCCAGCAGATATTGCAAAGGATGTGCGGCAAAGAAAGAACAAGCACGTCTGGCGAAAATCAAGCGAAAACGCAGCGAATGCACGAAATGAACTTTAGATTCTTAATATATGAAAGGGTGTTGTATATTTCCCTTTCGATTATAAATTACAAAGGAGATTTATTATAATGGTTGAAATTACTAAGCGTGAGGCAGAGTATCTGCGTAAGGTTATCCCCGGTGTCCATATCACCCGTACTGTTCACCACTGGTATGCGGAGGAAATCAAATCTGTGCTGACTCAGCTGCCTGGCAATCCCGAGGCAGAAGAGGCGCTGCGCGAACTGAATCGCACCCAGCGTACCAACACCAATTTTGAGATCTGAGGTGGCGCATGGACGAATTTAAGAAAGCGGACGGCGAGACCTTTGATGAATATATGATGCGGATTGGTGAGGCATGTAGTGAACGTAAGCTGACCTAGGATCAGGCAGCAGAACTGCTGAATGAAGCGACCGGCTCAGACTATGGCGAATGCAGATACCGCAAGACCTATAAGTCGTGGAAAGCTGGTTATGACTACGCTATTGATCACGCCAACGAAGAAACGATCCAGGACGAACTGCAGCGACTGAAGATTGAAAAGATCAAATTACAAGATGAACGCAATGCAGCAAACAAGGTGTATCGCGATGTTGCCCGTGCCGAATCCATCAAAGAATTGATTCTGAAGAACGTTGCTCCGTATAACCCTGATAATTTTCTGAATGTTGTGCAGTACGAAGACAGCGGTCACGATGTGATTGTGTGTTTGTCTGATTTACATGCTGGCGCTGGTATTGATTCTGCGTGGAATAAGTTCAACAAGGATATCCTAAAGGCTCGGCTTGAGAGTTATGCTGCACAGGTGTTCAATATCGTAGCGCGACATGCAGCCGAAAAGATTCATGTGTTGCTGTTGGGTGACCTGATCAATGGGCATATCCATGTTAATACCCGCGTGCAGAACAATGAAAACAGTATTGAGCAGGTTATGACGGCTGCAGAGCTGGTAAGTAATTTTGTTGCTACACTGTACGAGGTATGCCAGCATATTGACGTATATTCTGTGAGCGGCAATCATTCACGGGTGTTCCCCAGTAAAGAGGAACAGGTGGCAGGCGATGAACTTGAGGCACTGATCCCGTTCTATATGAAGGCACGGTTACAAAATCTGGCTGGCATTGATGTCAAGACAGAAAAACTCGATCCGACTTTTGGTGGCTTTAAGGCCAGAAATAGTCTTGTGATGTACGCACATGGAGATAAAGACTCCCCTGCTAATGTCGTTGAGCACCTGACATTGATGGTGAAGCAGCCAATCGACATGGTGTTCCTTGGTCACCGTCACACAAACGGCATGACAACGGTGCATGGTACAAAGGTTATTGAGAGCGGCTGCGTTTGTGGCAGCGATTCCTACGCAATTGGACTGCGCAAGAATGATGTGCCGCAGCAGGCAGTGGCTGTAATCGATGATAGCGGCCTTGAATGTCTGTATGATGTCAAGCTGGAGAAGCCAGCGAAGATAGTAATTTAATAGAGATTTTGATGCCCTGGGCTACGGCCTGGGGCATTTTTATATGTCGCAGGTGACAGCGCCGGTGTGCTGACCAGCCTCATAAGCTGTGTTCGGATGCGTTCGACTCGCATACCTGTACCCACAAAAATAAATTAAAAAGGAGGATTTCAAATTAGAGATGGAAGAAAAATATCACAAAGATTTAGGAGGCGATTACTTCTACTGCTATTCCAGACGGACAGCGCTGTTTGTTCGCGCTATGGGAATTTTTTACGAAGAGATTGGAGAGCACCCGGTAACTGGCTCTGTATATACAAAATTCCGCAAGACGAAAAAACTAAATGAAGTTTTAAAACTATAGGATCAGATCAAATATCGCTTCGATGATATGATGGACGATGGAACGGTGGTGATTGGCTATGGCCAGAGTTGCCGCAGATAAGAAACCGCCTCGTATCAAGGTTCCGCCCTCCTGGAGCGGTGGCAAGTGTATGTGTTGCGGAAAGATCTATGACGTGCGTAAGGGAAATTTCTCAAAAACACAGAGCCAATGGTTTATGGGTAACGATGGGTATCTTCCATGGTGCAATGACTGCCGCGAAAAGATGTTTGAATTCTATGCCAAAAAGTACAACGACGAGGATGAAGCTATCGATCGTCTGGCTATGATGTTTGATACCTATGTCGATGATAAGCTGCTGGAGGCTGCGGAATATTCAAGTACATCTGCACCGAAGATCAACACCTATATGGGTCGTATCAATATGCGTCAGTTTGCAAGTAAATCCTATGATGATGTGATCGATCAGAAGAAAAAGGACGCACTTGCTGCCGGTGATACCAAGGGAACGAAAGTTACTCAGAAAATGATCAAGAACTGGGGGCGTGGTTTGGATGATCAGGATTATCTATTCCTTGAAGATCACTACCAAAACCTTATTACACGCCATGAATGCAAGACAGCCGCACAGGAGATTCTGTTTAAGCGCATCGCAAAGGCAGAGCTTAACTGCGAAAAGGCTGATGCAACTGGTGATACCAAAAAGATTAAGGAGGCCAACGACAACCTACAGAACCTGATGGGGTCTGCCCAGATCAAGCCGAACCAGACGAACGATAACGCACTGGCCGAGACGAATACTTTTGGCACGCTGATTCAGAAATAGGAAGAGGAAGAGCCGATTCCAGAACCGTCGCCAGAGTGGCAGGACGTTGATGGTATCGGTAAGTATTTTAGAGTGTGGGTGCTGGGTACATTGCTTAAGATGTTCAACTTGAAGAACCCATATCAAGACGAATTTGACGAAGAGTTTGAACGATATACTGCTCATAAACCAGAGACAAATGAGGACGATGCCACAGATACTAGCCTCCGCGAAACTATTTTCGGTATTGGCGAAGGCGGTGGTTCCGCATGAGTAAAGAGAAATTAACAGATAAGGAAGTAGCGAATACAAAATCAGAAAAAATAATGAACGCAGTTGCCCTGAGGGCGTCATTTTATAGGGCGAATCCTCAGCGGTTTGCAAAAGACTATTTAAACCTGACATTGAAGCCATTTCAAGAGCTACTATTGTTTTTAATGGTGAGATGTACCGGCTTCTGTTTCATTGCCGCTCGCGGCCTTGGTAAGTCATTTCTAACCGCAGTTTTCTGTGTGATTACATGTATTTTGTGGCCTGGTTCCAAGGTTTGTATCGCCTGTAAAGTAAGAAGCCAATCTATTAGTATTTTGGATGAAAAGATAATGAAGGAGATCTACCCCAATAGTCCCCTTCTACGATCTGAAATCAAAAAGGTCGATATCAACAATCAAAAAGCAGAGATTATATTTAGGAATGGCAGCTATATCAAAGTTGTCACTGCAACAGATAGCAGCCGTGGTAGTCGAGCTACGCTTCTTATCTGTGATGAATATAGATTACTTTCTAAAGATGTTATCGATTTGATCTTGAAGAAGTTCCTGAATATTGTTCGTCATCCTGGATATTTGGACAAGCCACAATATGCACATCTTGCAGAGCGAAACAAAGAATTCTACCTAAGTTCTGCTTGGTTCCAAAACCATTGGAGCTATGAAAAATGTCAGGACTACTTCGTAAATATGATCGACTTTAATAAAAAATATTTCTGCGTATCCTTCCCGTATCAAATGTCAATCAAGAGCGGCTTGCTGTTGAAAGAAGCTGTAGAGGACGAAATGAGTGAATCCAGTTTTTCTGATTTGACGTTTGCAATGGAGAATGAATGCAAGTGGCTTGGTGCTACTGAGGGTGGATTATTCCAATTTGATGACATCAACAAAACGCGCGTCATTGAAAAGGCGTTCTACGCACCGAATCTTTTACTTAATCAGACTGCTATGGACGTGCCGAAAAAGAAAAATGGCGAAGTTCGAATTCTCACCGCCGATATTGCATTGATGAGCAGCCGCAAAAACGACAACGACGCAACTAGTATCTTTTTGAACTGTATGCTGCCAAATAAATCAGGGCGCTATACTAGCAACTTTGTCTATTCAGAGAACGTTGAAGGTATGAGTGCGCAAGACCAAGCACTAAAACTGCGACGGTATTTCGATTACTTCAACTGTGATTATATCGGGGTTGACTGTAGAGGCGTTGGATTACCTCTGGTTGACCTGTTGATGCGCGATATGTATGACCCAGAAACAGGCGAAACGTATCCTGCGATTAGCTGCTGTAACAATCAAGAAATCGCATCTCGCTGTTCTGACAAAAATGCCAAAAAGGTCATCTGGGCCATTATGGGCAGCTCCCAGTTTAATAGTGATGTGGCCATTGGATTACGCAGCGGTTTCCAGCAAGGACGTATCCATCTGCTTCAGAGTGAGTACGGATGTGAAGACCAGCTGCGCAAACTCTATAAAGGCTATGATAAAATGTCGCCTACTGAACGAGCCGCACTGCAGATGCCATATATCAATACCGGGCTTGCTGTAAACGAGCTTGTAAATCTGGGTTACGAAACCGTGAATAACGTTATCAAAGTCAAGGAGAAATCCGGCTGCCGTAAAGACCGCTACTCTTCCCTGTCTTACAACTATTACATTGCGCAGCAAGTTGAACGAAGCATGGAGAAGAAGAATAAAAAACCAACTTCGCTCACGTTTAACTTTAGAGCGCCTGTATTAAAGAAGGGAGGACTGTAATGGCTGAAGATAAAATGCAGAAAAAGGTCCGCGTAACAAATGCCAAAGATGGCAAGACTTCTTATGTAACATATCAGGATCTTGTCAATGGTGTTTATGCGAACCTGTCACATATCGGTATCCGCAATCTGGCATCGAGTACCGACACAAATCCGACGTATACAAAATATACTAAGAATCAGATCGTCACCTATCTTGGCAACCCAGCTAACTATGAGAAGCAGCTACGAAATATGAGTAAATATCTATTCAATATTTCAAACTACTATCGCCGACTGATTCAATATTTTGCGAATATGTCTACATATTCTTACACGATCTCTCCGTATGGACTTGATCGCTCTAAGACAATTAACGCCAATAAATTTAAAAAGGCATATTATTCTGCTGTAACAGCAGTTGAGCTGATGAATATCCCGCACGAAGCCACGAAGATACTGACAATTGCATTCCGCGATGATGTTTACTATGGCTATGCGTGGGAGACGAATGACAGTTTTGCCTTTCAAAATCTTGATGCTGACTATTGCAAAATAAGCAGCATTGAGGACGGCGTTTATAATTTTGCTTTTGATTTTTCTTACTTTGATTCCAACAAAGACAAACTACCCAACTATCCGCCGGAGTTTGAGACGATGTATAACCAATATAAGGCTGACTCGCAGAACTACAAGTGGCAGGAGCTGGACAGTTCTAAGTCCATCTGCATCAAAGTAAACGAGCATGATTATATCCCCATTCCCCCATTTGTGAGTTTGTTTAGTGCGCTTGCCGATATTGAAGACTACCGTGCCATCAGTAAAAATGCAAGTGAGACCAATAACTATAAAGCGCTGGCAATGGAGATCCCAGTGAATGATGCTGACGGCTCTTTCCTGATCGACTATGATACAGCAAAAGAGTTCTATGACATGATGAGTAATGTACTGCCACCGAATATTGGCGCAATTCTTACTCCCATGAAGATCAGTAGCTGGAACTTTGAAAAGAGCGGCGTGAACAGTGACTCTAAAGAGGTCGCAAATGCTGAGGCCACATTCTTTACAGGCGCTGGCGTGAATAAGAATCTGTTCGGCGGTGGCGAAGATCCTTCTGCTACTACCCTGCAGCTGTGTACTGTGAATGACCAGGAGATCGTGTTTGCAGTGATGCGACAGTTGGAACGCTGGATCAATCGCAAGCTTAAGAGCGTTTCCAGTTCTTATAGGTTCCGCCTAAACTTCCTACCAGTCACTCATTATAACGTGACCGAGATGCATGAAAGATATCTCAAGGATGCCACCTATGGTATGCCGACTCGAACCGCCGCTCTTGCAACTACTGGTTATGCGGGCAGCGATTATGAAAATATGACTTATCTTGAAAATGAGATTCTGGGACTTAGTGCTGGTGAAACACCGCTCAAGAGCTCCAATACTCAGTCTGGTTCCGCCGGGGATGAAGGCGGCCGCCCAACAAACGCAAGTAAGGGCGAGGGCCTGTCTGATGCTGGCAATGTAAGCGCTGATAGACAGGAGGCATAAGATGAGTCAGGAGATTTATGAAGTTATCGTACACGGAGCGCACTCTGCCGGGATGGCAAAGTTCCTGACCGACCGTGGTGCTCTGATGCTGCGAATAGACCCAACAAACAAGTATGTTTTTGTATACGATTCTATGTTTGAAAATGCTCTGGCTGAGTTGCAGGTTGCGATTCGCCAGGGCTTTTATTTTGCTGACGAGGAGGTGAAAACAGAATGAATCAACGATATCCGGTTTCTTTTATTAAGAAGGGCGAATACGAATCTTCTGATTTTCGCTTCATTGATGTCAGCATTGATGTAATGCACACTGGAGCAAGCCTCAATAAGACAAGTTTCACAAAAGACGCGATCAACAAAGCAGTACCGACAATCCGTAATACGCCGATCTTGGGCTATGTTGTAGATGAACTTGACGAGGAAGACAAGGACTTTAAAGGACATGAACATGAACTGCGAATCACCGACAAAGACGTGAAGTACGTCTATGCTGGTCAAGCTTATGGTGTTATCCCTGAATCTTGTAATCCTCGCTGGATCGTTAAGGATGACGGCACCGGTATTGAACGGGAGTATTTGCGTGTTGATGGTTTGATTTGGACAAAGTTTAGTGATCCTGTAGATATTTTTACCCGCGATGGTACGAAGAATCACAGTGTTGAGCTGACCGATATGGCTTGTGGCCCCGCAGATAAGAACGGCAACGTTCCTGTGGGGTCTTTTAAATTTGACGGTTGCTGCATTCTGTCTACGACTGATCCGAGTATCAAGCCCGCTATGACAGGCAGCTGCGTTACTGCCAATTTTTCTGTTGAAGATATTACCGCTCAGATCCGCGACCGGCTCTATGAGTATCAAGCAATTCAACAGAACTATACTGCGCAAAATGATAATCCATCCGATGAGGAGAAAGGAGATACAACGCCAATGAATGAAAATGAAAAGAATCCTGCTATGACTGAAAATGCCGTGGCAGAAGGCGCTGTGGAGAATCCTGAGATTGAGACTCCCGCCGCAGAGAATACTGCGACAAAGACCGAATCTGAGGCTGCTCCTGCCGAAAACGCCGCACCTGAAGAAGGTGCAGAAAATGCAACAACTGAGGTTCCCGCTGAGAATACTGCGCCGGCCGAAGAGGGAGAGCCCGTTGCATCAAGCGAATTTACTCTGACCACTGAGCAGCTGCTGAATGAAATCAGCGGCGCTCTGGGCGCATACAAGATCCCGTCTTCTTGGGACCCTGAGAATATGGTTCCCCGCTACTGGATGAATGATGTCCAGGGCGATGAGGTGATCGTGATCGATTGCACCACTTACAACCTGATGGGTATTCCCTACTCTATGAACGGCGACAATGTTGTTCTGGATGTGGAGAACGCCAAGCGTAAGAAGGTGACTTTTGAAGACTGGGACGAGGGCGAGGTCCTGCCCGGCATGAGTGCAGCCTTTACTGAAATCACCAATACAGTCGCTGAGATGAATGCTAAAATCTCTGACCTGACAAAAGAGTTTACTGAAGCATCTGAGACTATTGCCGAGATGAAGCCGAAGCTGGAGGCATACGAAAAGGCCGAAGCTGACGCAAAAGCAGCTGAGATGGAAGCAAAGCGCAACGCTCTGTTTGCCACCTTTGACGAGAAGCTTGGCGCAGATGCTGAGTATATCGCACTGAAGGAGAACAAGGAGATCAGCTACTCCGATCTGGAAACCAAGTGCTATGCGCTGGTTGGCCGCAAGAGTGCTGAGTTTTCTTATGTTCCCAATAAAAACAACAAAGGAACTGTCCGCTTTGGCGTGGGTGGCACCCAGAACGGTTCAGATGTCGCGTATGGTGGTCTGATCGAACACTATCTCGGCAATAAGTAATTTACCAAAAATTAGGAGGTACATAATTATGGCTAATAATAAGCATGCTGTTGTGCGCATTGACAAGCTGGGTGGCACCCTGGATGGTGCTCAGCTGGAGAGTGCTATTTTCTACAAGGAGTCCGATGCTGCTGAGATCGATAATGCTCAGCTGGTTGTTCTGGGCGAGAAGCTGGGTCGCGAGGTCTACAAGGCTACCGCTCCTACCGCAACTTCTACCATTGCTGACCTGTATCTGACCGCTGGCGTTGAGCTGTTCTATGATCAGACCGTGGCACACTATCTGCCCGAGTGGGTCAACGAGGCTGGCAAGCCTGTGCGCGTTTACGCTCTAAATGTTTCCAAGGGTGGCTTCTCTGCTACTGCCGAGGCATTTAACGGCACTCCTGCAAAGGGCAAGTATGTCGGTTTTGCTGCCGATGACACCAAGATCCAGATTCAGGAGGCTGCCGATGATAAGACCTTTGGCTGCATTGACTTTGTTGAGACTGTTGGTTTTGGCGATGGTCGCTATACCTACTACATGATCACCCTGAAGTGATTCCGAAGTTTTAAGAAATCAACATAAAGCCGTCCGTTTAAAGCGGGCGGCCATTTTTTATTATAGGAGGTTTATACCATGGCTATTGATTCTAATCTGGTCAAGCTGGCTCTCGATGGCTACAAGGGCCACGTTGCTGGTGATTATTCTGTGAACGACACCCAGGAGGCTCTGCGTAAGGCTCTGGTTGAGGCAAATGGCGGTTCCACTAAGCTGGACATTAAGGCTCTGCGTGACGGCAGCTGCTCCAAGGTGTTTGCCATTGTTGAAGAGCTGGTCAATGTTATTTCTGAGGAAGGTCTGAAGGGCGACGAGTTCTTTATGAGCATGGTCGAGGATCGCAACCTGGCTTTGGGCGACACTCCAAAGTTCCACATCGAGAAGGAGTGCCTGTTTGCTGTTGCCGATATTGCCGAGGGTACTCAGGGCGTGCGCCGTCAGCGTCTGGAAGCCGGTACTGACATTACCGTCAATACTCAGCTGCACGCTATCAAGATCTATGAGGAACTGAATCGTGTTCTGGCTGGCCGTATCGATTTTAACAAGTTTGTTGATATCGTCTCTAAGTCCTTTACTAAGGATGAGCTGGATTCTGCATACGCCGCATTCGTTGGCATGTTCAGTAAGCTGAATGCTCCCTACATCGAGACTGGCTCTTTTGACGAGGACAAGCTGCTGGATCTGATCGAGCACGTTGAGGCATCCACCGGCGAGACTGCCGTTATTGTTGGCACCCGCAAGGCTCTGCGTCAGATCAAGACTGCCGTTGTGTCTGATTCCGCCAAGGAAGATATGTATGCAATGGGTCACTTTGGCCGCTTCAATGGTACTGAGCTGATTGCTGTGAAGCAGCGTCACGCTACCGGCACTACCGATTTCATCCTGGATGACAAGACCCTGTACGTGTTTGCTGGCGACACCAAGCCCATTAAGCGCGTTACCGAGGGCGATGTTACCATGCTGATGGGCACCCCGATGAACAACGCCGATATGAGCCAGGAGTTCCTGATGATGAAGCGCACCGGCATTGCCATTGTGTTTGACCGTGACTTCGGCGCATACAAGATGGCCTGATCGATAATTTGAGTTGAATGGCGGTGGGGCAATAGCCCTGCCGCTTCTTTTATTAAATAGGAGGAACGAATGGCAAGACGTACAACTAAGACTACCGCCGCAAAAGCCACTGCACCTGTAGTGACTGAGCCCGTAGTCGAAATCACAAACGAGACCATGGTGGAGTGCCGCAATGGCACAGCTGGCAATCTGATCTATAAATCCACCTTGAATCCCGGCTATACCGTTGAGTGGGAGGCTTTTGGCGATGTTCAGGAAATGGAGTATCGCGAGCTGGTTTCTATGCGCGGTAATCAGCGCCGGTTCTTTGAGGAGAATTGGATTTTGATCGATGATCCCGCCATTATCAAGAAGCTTGGCGTTGAGCGCTATTACAAAAATAGTCTGGCCACCGACAACTTCAATGACGTGTTTACAATGCCCGCCGATGAGATTAAGAAGATCGTCCCGACACTGCCGGGCGGCACCAAGGATGCGATTGCATCTGAGGCTAAGAAAAAGATCGAAACCGGTGAGCTGGACAGCCGCAGTGCGATTAAGGCACTGGAGGACACCCTGTCTGTTGAGTTGGAAGACACAATTTGATGTAAAGGAGGCGGGTCATGGCAACCACTTTTGAAAGTATCTATGCCCGCTGTCGTGGGCGCATTCGAGATTATGATAAGGAAGGATATACTGACGAGATGTTTGCAGACGCAGAAAACGACCTGCTTCAGGCCGCCATTGATGATTTTGCGGACATTTGTGTGCAAGACCTGACTGACTATGATGATGAGCTGCAGCAGTTCAATGTTACTCTGACCCGCAAGGAACAGAGTATTCTGGCGTTAAGCATGATTGTGCATTGGCTGGAGCCGTATGTTTATAACTCTGACGCTTTGAAGAACGCTATGAGCACCAAGGACTTTTCTTTCTTCTCCCCTGCTAAGCTCCTGGAGCAGATGAAAGACCTTTTGGCGCAGTCGCAGCGTAAATTGACTGCTGAGATGAACTTGTATTCCTTTAAGTCAAACAGTGTTTCTGAATGGACACAGTAAGGCGGTGGGATATGACAAGATCTCAATATAGAGCTATGCTGAAACAGGATGGAGAGACGCAGCGCGACAGGGTGATCAATAAGGCACTCCACGATACGCGCTTTTTAGCACCAGTCAATCCTTCTTATAAAGAAGTGACGATAGACGACGTACCCCGCTGGGTGAATATTATATCGTCTACTGTTACAAACCAGAAAATATTCCGCACCAGACCTGGTGAGGATTTTGAGATCGGCAGCATTATGTACTGGGGTAAGAGCCACTGGCTGATTACTGAACGTGATGCAGACGATGAAATCACCGTGCGCGGCCGCATTCAGATCTGCCAGAAACAGATCGTGTGGCAGGACGACCAGACAAAAAAGATCGTATCTCTATGGGCAACTGTGGAAAAACCGTATTACTCCAACCTGAGTGAGAACAAGGTGATGAGTTATTCAACTCGTGAATTCCGTATTCAAACTCCGTTCGACGAGTATTCTGCCCGTCTGAACATTGGAAAGCGGCTGATGTTGGAGATCGTCAATGGAGAACCAAAGACCTATCGAATCACGTCGATTGACCAGATGACTGGCCGAATTGACTATGATAATGACCAGATCGGGTTCCTCTCGTTTAACGTTGAACAGGATCTTTACAACGCAGAAACAGACAATGTAGAGAAAATGATCTGCAATTATGTGCCTGAAGATGCTTCCGATAACGTGGAAATCACCTATCCTGACGATAACATCGTAGACGACAGAGTGCTTTCGATAGAGTTTACAGGTGAACCATCCATCCCAACTGGTGGTTTTGGAAAACTGTTTACTGCAAAAATCGATGGTGAAGTATATGACAATGCAGAATGGACGCTTACCGGCGATTGTACTCCTGCGGGAGTATGTTTCAAAGGCGGTAATACGATTACGACCGGTGCAAAATGCAAGATCACTTGTGTGGATGATTCTAAGTTGATTGGACAAGTCGTGGTACTGACGGTTAAAGCAGCCGGCCTTACCGAAAAGATCGAATTGGAGGTGATCTGATATGAATCTCGATGAGATCGGAGTATTCAAAAATCGGGTCGTTTCCAAGTTGATCAATGACGAAAATGTCCTTGATGTCCTATTGGGCAACACAGATGATATCGACGATCCCGAAACTCTTCTGCTTGGTAAGAATGGGTCGGGTGAAGGTGGATGCGTGTTTAAGTATGAATATGTTCCAGATACACAGGAAAACTCAAAAACATTTTTGTGTGTTGAGGTTGTGCCAGAACAAACCAGCGGTGATTCTATTACGATGATGACTATTTACGTGTTTGCATATTGCAGTAAAAACCTTATGCAGACATATCACCGGAAAGGACAAGCTGGGACACGCATTGATATTTTGGTCAGTGACATTGATAAGCTTCTGAATGGAAACAAAGAATTTGGAATTGGACCGCTTGAATGGGCTGGAAGCAGCATCTATAAGCCGGCGCAGTGCTATTACGGACGAATGCTTGTTTATCAGGTTGGCTCTTTTAGGAGGGCTCGCTGATGAGAAAAATTTCGTATCTTGATCATCTGAGCCCATATGGCGTGCAGCTAAAAAATGTTGGGCGAATCCACTCCCCTTTTTTGAAAGATATTTTGAAGATAGGTTATACCCAGTATCAATACGCGCTGACCTTATTTTTATATACCCCAGAAAAATACTACCATGATGCGGCAACTATGATGAAAATGCCAGACATCTGGGAGCAAATGACAAGCGAACAAAAAGCAAATATTACGATGTTTGATATTCTTACATCGACAGACGAATCCAGAGCCGAACTGATCTCGGCCCTGGGTCTTTTTGTTTCTGGGGAATTGGAGTGGGACGAGCAGTATCGAGCAATTTTTATCAACAAAGAAAATAGCGGCAAAAAAGGATTCTCCGTTGGTGGCTATATCGACAGAAACAACTATTCGACCGTAACAAAGATTTGCTTACAGATGGTTGATATCGATGAAAGCGACATCCCTGAAGAAGCTCCAAAATTCAAGACTGAAAAAGATCGCTTGTTTTATGAGAAGTTCCAAAAGAAGAAGAAAAAGTTCAAACAAACAAAAAAGGCAGACCCGAATTTCGAGCTGCCGAACATGATTTCTCTCTTATGTACTTTTCATCCAAGTTTGAATTATTCAAACATCTTTGAGCTGACAGTTGGACAGATACGAGATACGTTCTCCCAGCTATTACGCGCAAAACAACTAAATATCGCTGAAATGAATTACTCCGTTTGGGGCGGTAAATATGACCCCTCGAAATGGATAGAGCGAATTGACAAAGAAAACGAAACTATAGGAGGATAACAATTATGGCTAACAAGAATGCAAATTTCGCCAACCGCGAGGTCGCCGATCTGATGCTGGTCGACTACTCCACCAAGAAGCTGTTCCTGAATGTTGACTGGGCTAACGTCACTTCTACCTCTTTTGAGGGTGACCGCGTGTTCGCAACCGGCGGCCAGGGCGCACCTAACCGCGTGCAGTTTGACGGCTCTCGTACCGGCACTCTGACCATTGAGGCACAGGTCTACCCTGTCAAGGTCTTCCAGATGCTGTCCGGTAATGATCTGGGCACTACCGCAAACTTCCTGAAGCGCGAGAAGGTCACCTGCACTGAGGCCGGTAAGCTGACCATTTCTACTGCTGCTGGCACCACCGCTATTCAGGTCTTTAAGGCTGATGACGATCTGGGCACCGAGGTCACCGCTACTGTTACTGAGGGCGGCACTGAGGTTACCGTTGCTGAAGCAACCGAGAAGACTGCTTACATTGTTTATTACTACGCAAAGCAGGCAGCAGCTCAGGTTGTGCACCTGGATAGCCGTCACTTCCCCAAGGCTTATCGCGTCGAGGGTTCTATTCCCTACAAGACCGAGAGCGACGACATCATCGAGGCACATCCCATCTGGTACAAGGCTGCTCCTCAGGCCGGCTTCGAGCTGTCTTGGCAGAACACTGGCGATCCCGTCTCTCTGACCATGACCTTCGACGTTTTGGCCGACGAGAATGGCGACATGTTCTCTTTGATCTTCCCTAACGAGGGCTGATACATAGCATTTACACGAGGCAGAGTCTTTCGGGGCTCTGCCCCTTTTATGAGCGCACCAACAGCATGGCAACTACTGTACTGCTGGCGCGTTGATATGAGGAAACTCACAAATAAAAAGAACACCCACACAGCGGACCAGCTCTCTAATTTGCATAGAGGCTTCAGTAAAAACTCGGACAGATGGCACCGCTTACGCCCGGCGCTGGCTTACTTTCATAGCAAACAAGACAATGGCTGTCAAATCAGCTACAAAACCAACGATTTCTCGCAGAGTCGCAAAGTTAATCTCCATAGGGTCCTCCTTTCTACCAGCAGCCGAACTACTGGATTTTCGGGAAGCCCCTATGATAATGTCCACATGTTTAAATAAGCCCCAAAAGGGGTGTGCAGGTGTTCTTCAAGTTTGAATTTTACCACATCCAGAGAGAAAAAGGAAGTGTTACATATAAAAATCTTAGCTTTTGACCAGGCGCTTGGTAAAACAGGCGTTTGTACTTTAGATGGCAACGCTGTCTACCATTCGTTGATTGACCTGAGCAAAACCAAAGATGTTTTGGAACGCTCGGCAATGATGCGCCAGATGATCCAGAGTCGTATCAAGAACAATCACCCGGATCTTGTAGTGATTGAAGATGTTGCGCTGCAAAGCTCGCCCAAAACATTGATCCAATTGGCGCAGTTGCAAGGAGCGATCATTGGCGTATGTGAGTTAAATAATATTCCTTATGAAATTATCAAGCCATCTGAGTGGCGAAAGATATTGGGATTTAAACAGGGTCGAGTAAAGCGTGCGGAATTAAAACAGCGGGCCATCGACTATGTGAAAACCTGTTATGGAGAAGATGTTTCGTCTGATGAAGCTGACGCGATGTGCATTGCGACAGCTGTAAAGATGGAACTTGAAAACAATAAATTAAATCAGGAGGACTAATACTTATGGATGCAAAGAATAATCTGACTTTGGCTGAACGAATTTTGTTTGTTGACAGCGTGGTAAGCCTGTCTGAGCGCAATGGACGTTACGAGCCGGCGCTGTATGACTACGCTTTCCGAATTACAACACTGATCATGTTTACTGGTCTTGAAACTGAAGAGCTATCACAGGACCAGATGAGTGAGCTGGCTTTCTCTGATGAAACGACCAAGTTGATGAATGAGGCTCCGCGCAAGTATATTCTGACTACACTGAACAAGGCTTGCCGCGAAAAAATCGAGATTGCCCGCCAGCAGTATATGGCCGCATTTGAAGCCGCAGCAAAGAACCAGCCGTTTGAGCAGTTGATGCAGTTGGCCGCCGAGGTACTGAGCGGCATTGGTGATCAGTTCGACATGAACAAAATGATTGAAAAAATCGCTGAAGAAAATCTGAAGAAACCGGTAGAGAAAGATAACTATAGCGTCAAAACTCCTGAAGGTATTATGCTCGATGGTGCTCCGTCAATTGATATGGCAGAGCTTATTTCTGCGGCCGCTGAAGGCAAGGAGTAAACTATGGGGAAGAAATCATTCAATACCGTTGAGGGGCTTCAGCGAGAAATTATGAAACGGGCAAATAAAGCTCTGAAAAATGAGGTTAAAGATTATGTGGAAGATAAGATGAAATCTCATGTAGAGCAAGATGTTTATGCAACCTATTCCCCTGTTGAATATGAACGTCGTGAAACCAATGGCGGATTATTGGATGATTCAAATATCAGAGATGTTGTACATGGTCGCGTTTTGACCGTGTATAATGAAACTCAAGTTGAAGGTCCTCGCCTTGCAAACCATAAAGAATATCATAATCCAGATGGACTCCCCCGCTTGCTTGAAAGTGACAACATACGAAATCCATGGACACACAAGCGCTATAGGTGGATGAAACCACGTCCGTTTATGACGAACACTCAAAAAGATATCAATAAACACAATAAAGATATCGTAGATATGGTTGAGCAGCGGATCAATCACGACAATACAAAATAATCAAAAAGATGAGCAGACTTATTAAAAGCCTGCTTTTTTTAGATTCGGAGATTGGTTG